GAATAACCGCGATCAACAACCTGTTTGACTGCTTCAGTTTTAAACTCTTCGGGATAACGCTTACCGCTCATGGGCACCTCTCTTTAAGCCATCTTAAATGACTCTGAGGTGTCTGTTAAACCCGTGGCGATTCAAAACACGGATATAAACAAAATGGAAGAATACCTATATCGCTAGGTAAATTTAGTGGTGACCATCCTGCCAGTAAAGCTGTTATTTCTACTGACATGAAAACTGGGGAGGAGGTTTATTATGAAGCAGCTATGGATGCTGTCAGAGAAGGATTTGATAGTTCGTCAATTAGTCGTTGCTGTAATGGCGAAAGCTCATATCACAAAGGAAGATTCTGGCGATTTGCAAATGAAACAATGAAAGCGCGATGGGAAGACAGGGCTGCATGAGGCGACAGCGACGAAGCATCACCGACATCATCTGCGAAAACTGCAAATACCTTCCAACGAAACGCTCCAGAAATAAACGCAAGCCAATCCCAAAAGAATCTGACGTAAAAACCTTCAACTACACGGCTCACCTGTGGGATATCCGGTGGCTAAGACATCGTGCGAGGAAATGACAATGCTTTTAATTCAACCTGGATTTGGACTTAGCCTCAAAAAAGGCCACATGTTTGGCGAGAAAGAGTCACAACGAAAAATGGTGTCTATCCGGTTGCCATTTATCAGTATTTATTGGCTAAACAGGGAGGCAACAAATTATTGGTATACATGCGCCAGAGCAGCATTTAACGACCCTGACTGGTTTGTGAAAAACCACCACGCAGTTCGTCAGGCAAAGAGAAAGGCCAACATGACATACATGAAGGCGTATCAAAAAGCATGGAAAGAACACCGCGATCGATACCAACAAGACATGGAAAAGCTTGAATCAGAAAACATGGAATTAAGACGAAAGCTTGGTGAAGCAAAACGAGACATTGATGCTTACAAGCGACTTTTTAATGGTGAAAGCCATGCTTAGCCCATCCCAATCCCTTCAATACCAGAAAGAAAGCGTCGAGCGAGCTTTAACGTGCGCTAACTGCGGCCAGAAGCTGCATGTGCTGGAAGTTCACGTGTGTGAGCACTGCTGCGCAGAACTGATGAGCGATCCGAATAGCTCAATGTACGAGGAAGAAGACGATGAATGATTACCTGAAATGGTATCTCTGCCACCGCTGGTTAATTAAGTTTGCTGTAAAAGACTGGATGACAGCGGATGCCAACAAGCTTAAACAACGAAAGGACTATTACTACGCCAGAATGAAGGAAAACTACTGCTCAATTCGCACTCGCATATTTATTAAAAAAGACCTTCAGTCAATTCTTCAATTGCGAGGGAAGGTAAATGGCTAACCTACGCAAAGAAGCGCGCGGAAGAGAATGCCAGGTACGTATTTACGGCGTATGCAATGGTAATCCTGAAACTACAGTTCTGGCACATTACCGGATGGCTGGAATTTGCGGAACGGGAATGAAACCTGACGACCTGATCGGAGCATGGGCTTGTAGCGCGTGTCACGATGAAATCGACCGACGCACCCATAACCTCGACAACAAAGACGCCAGACTTTACCACCTCGAAGGCGTGATCAGGACGCAGGCGATACTGCTGAAGGAGGGGAAGATTAAGTCATGAACGAATATCAGTTTGTGCTTCCATACCCACCGTCGGTGAATACCTACTGGCGAAGACGAGGAAGCCAATATTACATTAGCGATAAAGGCCAGAAATACAGAAAAGACGTTCAGAAAATCATCCGCCAACTCAAGTTAGACATTTTCACCAAATCACGACTCCGTATCAAAGTCATCGCAGACGTTCCAGACTCCCGCCGCCGCGACCTCGACAACATCCTGAAAGGTTTACTCGACTCCCTTATCCACGCTGGATTTGCGGAAGACGACGAGCAATTCGATGACATTCGCGTAATTCGTGGCGTGAAAGTACCAGGCGGAAGGCTTGGAATAAAAATCACCGAACTGGAGAACGCATGAACGCCATAATTCAAACGATACCAGAGCTTCTTATCCAGACACGAGGCAATCAGACCGAAGTGGCGAGGATGCTTTCCTGCGCAAGAGGAACAGTGCTCAAGTACAACCGAGACAGCAAAGGCGAGCGTCACGTAATAGTTAACGGCGTCCTGATGGTCAAACAGGGCAAGAGGGGAAGACCATGAGACTCGAAAGCGTAGCTAAATTTCACTCGCCAAAAAGCCCGATGATGAGCGACTCACCACGGGCCACGGCTTCTGACTCTCTTTCCGGTACTGATGTGATGGCTGCTATGGGGATGGCGCAATCACAAGCCGGATTCGGTATGGCTGCATTCTGCGGTAAGCACGAACTCAGCCAGAACGACAAACAAAAGGCTATCAACTATCTGATGCAATTTGCACACAAGGTATCGGGGAAATACCGTGGTGTGGCAAAGCTTGAAGGAAATACTAAGGCAAAGGTACTGCAAGTGCTCGCAACATTCGCTTATGCGGATTATTGCCGTAGTGCCGCGACGCCGGGCGCAAGATGCAGAGATTGCCACGGTACAGGTCGGGCGGTTGATATAGCCAAAACGGAGCAGTGGGGGAGAGTTGTTGAGAAAGAGTGCGGAAGATGCAAAGGTGTCGGCTATTCAAGAATGCCAGCAAGCGCCGCATATCGCGCTGTAACGATGCTAATCCCAAACCTTACTCAACCCACCTGGTCACGCACTGTTAAGCCGCTGTATGACGCTCTGGTGGTGCAATGCCACAAAGAAGAGTCAATCGCAGACAACATTTTGAATGCGGTCACACGTTAGCAGCATGATTGCCACGGATGGCAACATATTAACGGCATAATATTGACTTTTTGAATAAAGTTGGGTAAATTTGACTCAACGATGGATAAATGCACTCGTTAAATAAAGCCCTGAGTTAATAGCTCGGGGCTTTTTGCGTTTTAAGCACGACCTTTCTGAAAGCGCATCAAACCAAATACCAGACAGACAAAAATAATCACCTTATCCGCTGTGGCTACGGTGCGGTGTGCTTTGCATAAAAGAAAACCAGCGCAATGGCTGGCTTCGTGAAAGCGGGTGGCATGAGGTTGCGCTAACAACCTCCTGCCGTTTTGCCCGTGCATATCGGTCACGAACAAATCTGATTACTAAACACAGTAGCCTGGATTTGTTCTATCAGTAATCGACCTTATTCCTAATTAAATAGAGCAAATCCCCTTATTGGGGGTAAGACATGAAGATGCCAGAAAAACATGACCTGTTAGCCGCCATTCTCGCGGCAAAGGAACAAGGCATCGGGGCAATCCTTGCGTTTGCAATGGCGTACCTTCGCGGCAGATATAATGGCGGTGCGTTTACAAAAACAGTAATCGACGCAACGATGTGCGCCATTATCGCCTGGTTCATTCGTGACCTTCTCGACTTCGCAGGACTAAGTAGCAATCTCGCTTATATAACGAGCGTGTTCATCGGCTACATCGGTACTGACTCGATTGGTTCGCTTATCAAACGCTTCGCTGCTAAAAAAGCCGGAGTAGAAGATGGTGGAAATCAATAATCAACGTAAGGCGTTCCTCGATATGCTGGCGTGGTCAGAGGGAACTGATAATGGACGTCAGAAAACCAGAAATCATGGTTATGACGTCATTGTAGGCGGAGAGCTATTTACCGATTACTCCGATCACCCTCGCAAACTTGTCACGCTAAACCCAAAACTCAAATCAACAGCAGCCGGGCGCTATCAGCTTCTTTCCCGTTGGTGGGATGCCTATCGTAAGCAGCTTGGCCTGAAAGACTTCTCTCCCAAAAGCCAGGACGCTGTTGCGCTGCAGCAGATTAAGGAGCGTGGCGCTTTGCCGATGATTGATCGCGGTGATATCCGTCAGGCTATCGACCGTTGCAGCAATATCTGGGCTTCACTGCCGGGGGCTGGTTATGGTCAGTTCGAGCATAAGGCTGACAACCTGATTGCAAAATTCAAAGAGGCTGGCGGAACGGTCAGAGAGATTGAGGTATGAGCAGAGTAACCGCGATTATCTCCGCTCTGGTTATCTGCATCATCGTCTGCCTGTCATGGGCTGTTAATCATTACCGTGATAACGCCATCGCCTATAAAGAACAGCGTGATAAAAAAGTCAGTGAGCTGAAGCAGGCGACCGCCACCATTACTGACATGCAGCAACGCCAGCGTGCTGCTGATGTACTCGATGCTAAATACACGAAGGAGTTAGCTGATGCGAAAGCTGAAAATGATGCTCTTCGTCGCAAGCTTGATAATGGTGGCAGGGTGCTCGTCAAAGGAAAATGCCCTGTGCCATCCTCAGCCGAAACCTCCGGCGCCTCCGGCATGGGCAATGATGCCACCGTCGAACTCTCTCCAGTTGCTGGACGAAACGTTCTCGGTGTCCGGGACGGAATTATCCGCGACCAAACAGCACTGAGAACTCTTCAGGAATACATCAGGACGCAATGCCTTCGATGATAGCGATAATTTTACTCATCATCCTTCACATCTGGCTCTGTAGACAGGGTGGTGATCACTTCTGGAGTGAATCCAGATTAAACATCTCATTGCTGATGCTTGAAGTTGAGCATCTGGCGCGCGGTAAGGGGCTGCGTTGAGATAAGAGCCAGTTCATTACAAAGCCTATCTACGGGTGGGCTTGATAATGAAACCGGAATTTATTCTGGGCAACCAGTTACGGCAGTACCGCGAAACAACCCAAGCCAGTAAGTGGGGAAATAACACTGGCAGCCACTGAAAGATGAACCTCCAGCCTTATGGCAAAAAAGATTCTTTGTGGTGGCGGACTGATGGAAAGACATCGGTTATTGCAGAGGCCATTCAATGAGTGGTCTCGACAATGAGTAAAAGCACAATATGTGAGGCAGAAACGAATTGGTTATATTGAGTTTAGGATGGATTTGAGCCCATAGGGAGTGGGAACGTAACCCAGCCCCCGAGGTAGAAGAGAGCGACATCGACCATGGTGAGTTCTTCGGTATTCGAGGTTAAGCGTTTTACCGTATTCATGAATTTTTCTGAATATTTCCTCATGGCAACCCCCTTGCTTTTGGCTATATCGCTAACAACTTTTACTGCTTTTGGTATCAGTGGATAAAACAAAAGTCCTACTGCTGTAATGTTTTTCACCACTTGAACGATATCGCTTCCGGCACTCCCTATGGGCTCGTAGGGAGATAGTTTAACTAAATAAAGAGAATAAGCAATGGCACTTACCGAAAAATAAGAAACGTTCGGTCGCGAGTACCTCATCGATTTAAACGCCACACAAGCGGCTATTCGGGGGCAGTTCTAAGATTGCTATCAACTGCCACCCGAAAAACCGTCAAAACTTGACGTCCAACCAAGAATTATTGAGTTGTAAACTCAACGCAATGATCTGGTTGGTATAAATGTGACATATGTCATGAATCGACTAGTTGAGATAGTCAAGATGGGCTTGCTTGACATCATCACCACAACCGGAGCCAACAATGGCAGAGATTATCCCCATGACTGAAGAACAGAAATTCCAGTTAGAGATTTACAAACTGGTCATGAACCAGAACGCAGCCGCAGAGGAAGCATTTCAATTCATTGGCACTGACGAACTGAAGCTTGAGCTATTCAAAATTCACTTCCAGTCAGGCGGCGCTAATTCAGATATCACGACCCGCACAATCGAAGCGGTGCGTAAATCGAAGGAAGCGTTAGGCCTGTTCACCACCGGAGCATGATGTGAGCCGCGTAATCAATTTGGGTAAGGAGAAGAAATTCCCAATTACTCAAGAGCTATACGAGCGGCTTGAAAGCGTTATTCATGATTACGATGGTGAAATCAGTTTGTGTGAGGCGATTGGCACACTCGAATTGCTGAAGCAGTCATTGATTGAAGGTGCAAAAGAGTTCTCAACCTGAAATGACAATTAAGTGAGATGAATATGGCAGCACTAAGCATGCTGCCTTTTATCGTGGATAAGTTTAACCGCGGGCTTCACGACCGTTTTCGTCTTCAGGCACACGGAAACGCCAGTACTTATCTGGCTTAACCCAAACGACATCATCGCCACTATCAACTCTAAATGCATTTATAACTTTGGTTGAAAGTACTTGGTTGCCATCTGCATTTTCTTTCAGGTGCTGCTCATTACCTGTCTTTATCAGGTAATCGACAACATCTTGCTGATAAAGGCATCTGTCAGTTGCTAATGCGGACATCATCCACTTTGTTATATCAGCAACTTTTAAATGAGACGCGCTTGGGCTTATGGCTTTGGGTTTGTGTCCGTTAAAGACTCTTCAGCAAAGTGTCCTTTCTCAAGTTTTTTCCCTGCAAACCATTGGCATGTGTATGTTCCAGTAAAAGAACCTCCGAATTCGTGGATTTCGTATACAGACATCTCAGGACCGCCTGATTTCAAATATACGGAATCGCCAATTTTAAATAACGCTTTTCTTACAGTCGAAGATTTGCTCATAACTAATCACCTTCATAAGAGAAAACATGGCACTCACTGACAAGCAAGAAATGTTCTGTCGCGAGTACCTCATCGATTTAAACGCCACGCAAGCGGCTATTCGGGCGGGGTACAGCGCAAAGACAGCTAACCGTACCGCATCCGAAAACCTGTCAAAACCTGACATCAAGTTAAGAATCTCCGAACTGAAAGCGCAACGCAATGATCTTGTTGGTATTAATGCAGAATATGTACTTAACCGCCTTATTGAAATCGACCAGATGGATGTGCTCGACATTCTCCTGCAAAACGGTGAGTTAAAGCCCATTAAAGACTGGCCTAAGGTATGGCGCACAACGCTATCAGGAATGGATGTCGTGGAGATGGTATCCGCAGATAGTGCCGCACTTCTGAAGAAAATCAAATGGCCTGATAAGGTCAAAAACCTCGAACTTCTTGGTAAGCATGTTTCCGTTCAGGCATTTAAAGAACAAGCTTCTCACGAGCTAACCGGTAAAGACGGCGGCGCAATACAGATTGAAACATCACCGATGAGCACTCTATTCGGAAAATGACCTCGATTAATCCTATCTTTGAACCGTTCATTGAGGCGCATCGCTACAAAGTCGCCAAAGGCGGTCGAGGTAGCGGCAAATCATGGGCAATTGCGAGGCTGCTTGTTGAAGCGGCGCGTCGTCAGCCAGTGCGTATTCTCTGCGCTCGTGAACTGCAAAACAGTATCAGCGATTCGGTAATCCGGTTGCTTGAAGATACCATCGAGCGTGAAGGGTATTCGGCTGAGTTTGAAATTCAGCGTTCAATGATCCGTCATCTCGGAACGAATGCTGAATTCATGTTCTACGGCATAAAAAACAACCCGACGAAGATTAAATCGCTCGAAGGCATTGATATCTGCTGGGTGGAAGAAGCGGAAGCGGTAACGAAGGAATCATGGGATATCCTGATACCAACCATCCGCAAGCCGTTTTCCGAAATATGGGTGAGCTTTAACCCGAAAAACATACTCGACGATACCTATCAGCGATTCGTCGTAAATCCTCCCGATGATATTTGTCTGCTGACGGTGAACTACACCGACAACCCGCACTTTCCTGAAGTTCTCCGTCTGGAGATGGAAGAGTGTAAACGCAGAAATCCGACACTGTATCGTCACATCTGGCTTGGTGAGCCAGTAAGCGCAAGTGATATGGCAATCATCAAACGTGAATGGCTTGAAGCCGCAACCGATGCGCACAAGAAACTCGGATGGAAAGCGAAAGGCGCTGTTGTTTCTGCGCATGACCCGTCAGATACAGGGCCAGATGCTAAAGGTTATGCATCGCGTCACGGTTCGGTAGTTAATCGCATTGCCGAAGGTCTGCTGATGGACATCAACGAGGGCGCTGACTGGGCTACTTCGCTGGCGATTGAAGACGGCGCTGACCATTACCTGTGGGATGGTGATGGTGTTGGTGCCGGGCTACGCAGACAGACAACGGAAGCGTTCTCCGGCAAGAAAATCACCGCCACGATGTTCAAGGGCAGCGAATCGCCATTCAATGAAGATGCACCGTATCAAGCCGGAGCATGGGCTGATGAAGTCGTACAGGGCGACAACGTTCGCACTATTGGTGATGTATTCCGCAATAAGCGAGCGCAATTCTATTACGCGCTGGCTGACAGGCTGTATCTGACATATCGGGCGGTTGTCTACGGTGAGTATGCAGACCCCGACGACATGCTGAGTTTCGACAAAGAAGCAATAGGCGAGAATATGCTGGAGAAGCTGTTTGCAGAACTGACGCAGATTCAGCGCAAATTCAATAACAACGGGAAGCTGGAGCTAATGACTAAGGTCGAAATGAAGCAGAAGCTCGGTATTCCATCTCCTAACCTGGCTGATGCGCTGATGATGTGTATGCATTGCCCGGCATTGGACCGTGAAGAAACTGAAATATACGTTCCCTCATCCTCCGGTTGGTAAACATGGCAGAGACATTAGAGAAAAAACATGAGCGGATCATGCTCAGGTTTGACCGCGCCTATTCTCCACAGCAGGAAGTGCGCGAAAAGTGCATTGAAGCTACGAGGTTTGCTCGTGTCCCCGGAGGTCAATGGGAAGGAGCAACGGCGGCTGGAACTAAGCTTGATGAGCAGTTCGAGAAGTATCCTAAGTTTGAAATCAATAAGGTAGCAACTGAACTTAACCGCATCATTGCAGAATACCGCAATAACAGAATCACCGTTAAGTTTCGTCCTGGTGACAGAGAGGCAAGCGAAGAGTTAGCCAATAAATTAAATGGTCTGTTCCGTGCTGACTACGAAGAAACTGATGGCGGTGAGGCTTGCGATAATGCATTTGACGACGCTGCTACTGGTGGTTTCGGTTGCTTCCGTTTGACGTCGATGCTGGTCAATGAATACGACCCCATGGACGATCGTCAGCGTATTGCTATTGAACCAATATACGACCCGTCGCGCTCTGTGTGGTTTGACCCTGACGCTAAGAAGTACGACAAATCTGACGCGTTGTGGGCGTTCTGCATGTATTCGTTGTCACCTGAAAAATATGAGGCTGAATACGGAAAGAAACCTCCTGCTTCTCTGGACGTAACGTCTATGACCAGTTGGGAATATGACTGGTTTGATGCAGATGTTATTTACATAGCGAAGTATTACGAAGTTCGTAAAGAGTCTGTTGACGTTATCAGTTATCGACATCCAATCACTGGAGAGATTGCAACATACGACAGTGATCAGGTTGAAGATATTGAAGATGAACTGGCAATAGCTGGATTTCAGGAAGTGGCAAGGCGCTCAGTGAAGCGCCGTCGTGTGTATGTATCCGTAGTGGATGGTGATGGTTTCCTTGAGAAACCTCGACGTATTCCTGGTGAGCATATCCCCCTCATCCCGGTTTATGGAAAACGCTGGTTCATTGATGACATTGAGCGTGTCGAAGGGCACATTGCAAAAGCAATGGATCCACAGCGTTTGTACAACCTTCAGGTTTCAATGCTGGCTGATACTGCAGCGCAAGACCCCGGTCAGATCCCTATAGTTGGCATGGAGCAAATTCGTGGACTTGAGAAGCACTGGGAGGCTCGCAACAAGAAACGCCCAGCATTCTTGCCGTTGCGCGAAGTGAGAGATAAATCTGGCAACATTATCGCTGGAGCTACCCCGGCAGGATATACACAGCCTGCGGTTATGAATCAGGCATTGGCTGCATTACTACAGCAAACCAGTGCAGATATTCAGGAGGTTACAGGCGGCAGTCAGGCTATGCAGCAGATGCCAAGTAATATTGCTCAGGAAACGGTTAACAACTTGATGAACAGAGCAGATATGGCTTCGTTTATCTATCTGGACAATATGGCGAAAAGTCTTAAACGCGCTGGTGAAGTATGGCTGTCAATGGCGCGTGAAGTGTACGGTTCAGAACGTGAAGTGCGCATCGTTAACGAAGATGGAAGTGATGATATCGCTGTCCTGAGCGCACAGGTTGTTGACAGGCAAACAGGGGCTGTTGTTGCGTTAAATGACCTTTCTGTCGGTCGATACGATGTGACGGTTGATGTTGGACCAAGCTACACAGCACGACGTGATGCAACGGTTTCTGTACTGACAAATGTCCTTAGCTCTATGCTTCCAACAGACCCAATGCGCCCGGCAATTCAGGGTATTATTCTGGACAATATCGATGGCGAAGGCCTTGATGACTTCAAAGAGTACAACCGAAACCAACTGCTGATATCTGGTATTGCAAAACCACGCAATGAGAAAGAGCAGCAGATTGTTCAACAGGCGCAAATGGCAGCACAAAGCCAGCCAAATCCTGAAATGGTTCTCGCTCAGGCGCAAATGGTAGCAGCGCAGGCAGAAGCGCAAAAAGCAACTAACGAAACTGCTCAAACTCAAATCAAAGCATTTACTGCCCAGCAGGATGCGATGGAGAGTCAGGCAAACACTGTCTATAAACTGGCTCAAGCCAGAAACATCGATGACAAAGCAGTGATGGAGGCAATACGCCTTCTGAAAGATGTCGCCGAGTCACAACAACAGCAATTCCAGTCACCACCACAGTCACCGGCAGACTTAATGCCGAGTTAACCAGGAGTAATCAATGGAAAACGAACTGATCATCGACGGTCAGGTTATTGACCTGTCTGAAACACAGGAAAATGCAGAAGAAACCATCATCCAAACAGAGTCACAGCCTGAGAATAAAAGCCAGGATGACAACGGAAAAGAGATGGCAACTGATCCTGAAAAAACCGAAGAGACACCAGAAGATTACGCCTTGCGTATTGGTGATGAAGAAATTCAGCTTAACGCTGACGATGATGATCACATTGACGGGCAACCTGCACCGCAATGGGTGAAAGATCTTCGCAAAGGCTTCAAAGAAACACAGAAAGAAAACCGTGAGTTGCGCCGCCAGCTTGAGGAAGCATTAGCCAAGCCTGCGGAACATCAGCAACCACAACTAGACGCTATTCCACCAAAACCGACTCTTGAGTCGTGTGATTATGACGAACAGGCGTTTGAACAGGCATTGACTGATTGGCATGAGAAAAAAGGCCGTGTCGAACAGCAGCAGCAACAAAAACTACGTCAGCAACAGGAATACCAACAGCGTTTCCAGCAAAGGGTAGAAGCGCATAAACAACGGGCAGCCAAACTTCCTGTGAAAGATTATCAGGAAATGGAGGCCATTGTTCTTAGTGAGCTACCACCAATTCAGCAGGAAATCATCATTCACTGTGCAGACGAAGGCTCTGAACTACTCGCCTATGGCTTAGGTAAGAGCCAGCAATTACGCCAGCGTGTAGCCGCTGAGACAGATCCAATTCGCGCAGCATTCCTCTTGGGGCAGATTAGCAAACAGGTAAGCCTTGCTCCAAAACCAAAGAAAGCCATCAAGCCAGAGCCGGAAGTACGTGGTGGCGGTGCTGATGCGAAACAAGACGAATTCAACAAATTATGCCCCGGCGCAAAAATCGAATAAGGAAAAGATAAATGCCTAACAATCTCGACAGTAACGTCAGTCAAATCGTTCTGAAAAAATTCCTTCCGGGTTTTATGTCAGATTTAGTTCTGGCGAAAACCGTAGACCGTCAGTTGCTGGCAGGTGAAATCAACTCCAGCACTGGCGATAGCGTTAGCTTTAAACGTCCGCATCAATTCTCATCCCTCCGTACTCCCACTGGTGATATTTCAGGGCAAAATAAAAACAACCTGATCTCAGGTAAAGCTACGGGGCGTGTAGGTAACTACATCACTGTTGCTGTTGAATATCAGCAACTGGAGGAAGCGATCAAGCTTAACCAACTGGAAGAAATTCTCGCGCCGGTTCGCCAGCGAATCGTTACCGACCTTGAAACAGAGCTTGCTCACTTCATGATGAATAACGGTGCGTTGTCACTTGGTAGCCCCAATACTCCAATCACCAAATGGTCTGATGTTGCGCAGACGGCATCTTTCCTGAAAGACCTCGGCGTTAATGAAGGTGAAAACTATGCTGTAATGGATCCATGGTCTGCACAGCGACTTGCTGATGCGCAGACTGGTTTGCACGCTTCAGATCAATTGGTTCGTACTGCATGGGAGAATGCACAGATCCCAACCAATTTTGGCGGCATTCGCGCACTGATGTCTAATGGGCTTGCCTCTCGTACGCAGGGGGCATTTGGCGGAACACTGACAGTCAAAACACAGCCAACTGTTACCTATAACGCAGTTAAAGACTCATACCAGTTCACTGTAACATTGACCGGAGCGACAACCAGCGTTACAGGTTTCCTGAAAGCTGGTGATCAGGTTAAATTCACCAATACCTACTGGCTGCAACAGCAGACCAAACAGGCGTTGTATAACGGAGCCACACCAATTAGCTTCACTGCAACGGTTACTGCTGATGCTGATTCAGACGGCAGTGGCGATGTGACGGTTACGCTTTCTGGTGTTCCGATTTATGACACTACAAACCCGCAGTACAACTCTGTAAGTCGTCATGTAGCGGCAGGCGATGCCGTATCTGTAGTAGGCACTGCTAGCCAGACAATGAAGCCAAACCTGTTCTATAACAAGTTCTTCTGTGGACTTGGCTCTATCCCACTGCCGAAACTGCACAGTATTGATTCTGCTGTTGCAACATATGAAGGTTTCTCCATCCGCGTACATAAATACGCAGATGGCGATGCCAACGTGCAAAAAATGCGCTTCGACTTACTGCCTGCATATGTGTGCTTTAACCCTCACATGGGCGGTCAGTTCTTCGGTAATCCGTAATAACAAGGGGCTTACGCCCCTTTTATGTTTTAAGGAAACAATATGGATCGCATGAGTGTATTCCTTGCCGCAGATAACGAATCCGGGCATGTACAGGCCGTTATCGCAGAAAAAGACTTCCAGTTTTTCGAAAAGTTGGGCTTTGTTGCCTCAGTTGATGAATTGAAACCGACCAGTAAGCGAGGTCGTAAGGCGGCAGACAATGGCAACAGTACTGACAAAGGGTGAGATCGTCCTTTTTGCGCTTCGTAAGTTTGCTATTGCTTCTAATGCATCGCTGACTGATGTTGAGCCGCAATCAATTGAAGATGGTGTAAATGATCTGGAAGATATGATGTCCGAGTGGATGATTAACCCCGGCGACATTGGTTACGCTTTCGCAACTGGAGATGAGCAGCCATTACCAGATGATGAGTCAGGTCTTCCAAGAAAATACAAACACGCAGTAGGCTATCAGTTATTGCTGAGAATGCTATCTGATTACAGCCTTGAGCCAACTCCGCAAGTTCTCAGTAACGCCCAACGCTCATATGATGCCTTGATGACCGACACTCTGGTTGTTCCTTCAATGCGACGACGTGGAGATTTTCCTGTAGGACTGGGTAATAAATATGACGTGTTCACATCTGACCGATATTATCCAGGCGATCTCCCTCTGATTGATGGCGATATCCCAAACGCATAGGTGAATAAATGCCTATTCAGCAACTTCCGCTTATGAAAGGTGTCGGCAAAGACTTCCGAAACGCCGACTATATCGACTATCTGCCAGTGAATATGCTGGCTACACCCAAAGAAATCCTGAACAGCAGCGGATATCTTCGCTCATTCCCGGGCATTGCCAAACGCTCTGATGTGAACGGCGTATCTCGCGGCGTCGAGTACAACATGGCGCAGAGTGCTGTTTATCGCGTGTGTGGCGGCAAGCTGTACAAAGGAGAAAGTGAAGTCGGTGATGTTGCCGGAAGTGGTCGTGTATCAATGGCGCATGGTCGGACATCACAGGCGGTAGGCGTTAATGGTCAACTGGTCGAGTATCGCTATGATGGCACGGTTAAAACCGTCTCAAACTGGCCTACAGACAGCGGATTCACGCAGTATGAGTTAGGCTCAGTCCGCGATATTACGCGCTTACGTGGGCGTTATGCGTGGTCAAAAGACGGTACTGATTCATGGTTTATCACTGACCTTGAAGACGAATCTCATCCTGACCGTTACAGCGCACAATATCGCGCAGAGTCTCAGCCTGACGGCATCATCGGCATCGGAACATGGCGAGACTTCATCGTCTGCTTTGGTTCATCGACGATTGAATATTTTTCCCTGACTGGTGCAACCACTGTTGGTGCTGCTTTGTATGTCGCACAGCCATCACTGATGGTGCAGAAAGGCATTGCCGGGACTTACTGTAAAACGCCATTCGCTGATTCTTATGCGTTCATCAGCAATCCGGCAACAGGTGCGCCGTCTGTGTACATCATCGGATCCGGTCAGGTATCACCAATCGCCAGCGCGAGCATTGAGAAAATTCTCCGCTCCTACACTGCTGATGAACTGGCTGATGGTGTGATGGAGTCTCTGCGATTTGATGCGCATGAGCTGCTGATTATCCATCTTCCGCGCCATGTTCTCGTGTACGACGCATCTTCAAGCGCCAATGGTCCGCAATGGTGTGTACTGAAAACAGGCCTGTATGACGATGTGTACCGCGCTATCGACTTCATTTACGAAGGCAATCAGATAACGTGCGGCGATAAGCTGGAGTCCGTGACCGGGAAATTGCAATTCGATATCAGCAGCCAGTACGAAAAGCAACAGGAACACCTGCTGTTTACTCCGTTGTTCAAAGCGGATAACGCCAGAGTTTTCGACCTTGAAGTTGAATCTTCAACTGGCGTTGCGCAGTATGCTGACCGCCTGTTCCTCTCTGCAACTACTGACGGCATCAATTACGGGCGTGAGCAGATGATTGAGCAAAATGAACCGTTCGTTTACGACAAACGCGTTTTGTGGAAGCGTGTCGGGCGAATCAGGAAAAATGTTGGCTTCAAATTGCGCGTTATCACGAAGTCACCTGTCACTCTGTCTGGCTGCCAGATAAGGATTGAGTAATGGCGGATTCGAATCTCAATGTGCCGGTAATCATCCAAGCTACGCGGCTCGATACATCAATCCTTCCACGCAATATCTTCTCGCAGTCATATCTGCTGTACGTTATTGCACAGGGTACTGATGTTGGTAACGTGGCTAACAAGGCCAACGAGGCCGGACAGGGCGCTTATGATGCACAAGTCAGGAACGATGAGCAGGATGTGATTCTCGCTGACCATGAGCAGCGAATTTCTGCTGCGGAAGCAACGCTTGTTAATCATGAGGAGCGAATCAGCCAGGCAGAATCAACTCTTCAGGAACATGAAACGCGAATCGCTCAGAATGAAAGCGATATTGCGTCGCTTGATACCAGAGTTCAGTCGCTGGAATCGCAGGTTTCAGAACATGAAACGCGCATCGATGCTCTGGAGTATGCCACTACTCGCAAGAAGTCAGAGGTTGTTTACTCTGGCGTATCAGTAACCATCCCGACAGCGCCGACCAACCTTGTTAGCCTGCTGAAAACGCTCACGCCGTCATCCGGCTCGTTGACACCATTCTTCGACACCGTTAACAACAAGATGGTTGTGTTCAACGAGAACAAAACCCTGTTCTTCAAGCTGTCGATTGTCGGGACGTGGCCCAGCGGAACCGCCAACAGGTCAATGCAGCTAACCTTTTCCGGCGCTGTTCCTGACACGCTGGTAAGCAGTCGCAACTCGGCGACAACAACCGATAACATCCTGTTAGCTACGTTCTTCAGCGTGGATAAAGACGGATTTCTTGCCACAAATGGCAGCGCGTTAACCATTCAGTCAAATGGTGCGGCGTTTACTGCTACAACCATCAAGATAATCGCGGAGCAGTAATGATTCAGTTCAAACCAACGCGAAACATCGACCTGATCGAAGCAGTCGGAAATCACCATGACATTATTGCCGGGAGCAACAACGGTGATGGATACGACTACAAACCTGATTGCCGTTACTTTGAGGTGAACGTGCACGGGCAGTTCGGCGGCATTGTTTACTATCAGGAGATTCAGCCGCTTACATTCGATTGCCACGCCATGTACCTGCCAGAGGTTCGTGGATTCAGCAAGGAAATCGGACTGGCGTTCTGGCGATACATTCTGACTAACACCACCGTTCAGTGCGTCACATCGTTCGCCGCACGCAAATTCCGCCACGGGCAGATGTATTGCGCAATGATTGGCCTTAAGCGTGTAGGAACCATCAAGAAATACTTCAAAGGCGTGGATGACGTGACTTTTTACAGCGCCACACGCGAAGAACTAATCGACTTCCTGAATCACGGGAGATAGCCATGTTATATGCATTTAAGCTGGGCAGAAAACTGCGCGGCGAGGAACCTTGGTGCCCTGAAAAAGGCGGGAAAGGTGGCTCCGATAAAAGCGCAAAGTATGCAGCAGAAACTCAGAAGTATGCCGCAGACCTGCAGAATCAGCAGTGGCAGACGATCATGAAAAACCTTGCTCCGTTCACGCCACTCGCTCAGCAGTACGTATCACAATTGCAGAATCTTTCCTCTCTTCAGGGGCAAGGCCAGGCACTTAACCAGTATTACAACTCTCAGCAGTACAAAGATCTTGCTGGTCAGGCTCGCTATCAGAGTCTGGCTGCAGCGGAAGCAACAGGTGGATTGGGTTCCACTGCAACCGGTAATCAGTTAGCAACAATCGCACCAACTCTTGGTCAGCAGTGGCTGTCTGGTCAGATGAACAACTACCAGAATCTGGCAAATATTGGTCTTGGCGCACTGCAAGGTCAGGCAAACGCCGGGCAGACATATGCCAACAACATGAGTCAGATTTCGCAGCAAAGTGCGGCTCTTGCCGCTGCTAATGCCAATAAACCATCAGGTCTTCAGACAGCAATTAGCGGCGGAGCTTCAGGGGCTATGTCTGGCGCTGCTCTTGGCTCTATTGTTCCAGGACTTGGCACTGGATTAGGTGCGGCAATTGGCGGCGGACTTGGCCTGCTTGGATCGTTGTTTTAAGGGGTAATCATGGCTACTTGGCAAGGAACAAATGGCGGATTGTTGGCTGGTATCGGTGGTGTCAACTCAAACGCTCCGAACGTAAATGACATCGGCAATACGCTTCAGCTTATCAGGCAGAACAATGATATTGAGCGTTCAGGCGCTAACAATGTTGGGCTGACTGCTTTGCAAGGCCTTTCAGGTATTGCGGGGGTGTTTCAGCAGGAAAAGCAGGCTCAGCGGCAGAAAGAATTTCAGCAGGCATACGCTAATGCTTATGCGTCTGGTGATCGCGGTGCTTTGCGTCAGTTAGCTACTGAATATCCAGACCAGATTGAATCCGTTCGTAAAGGCATGGGATTCATTGATGAAGACCAGCGTAATTCTATCGGCACCTTAGCGGCTGGCGCACGCCTTGCGTCATCGTCTCCAGAAGCAATGCAATCATGGCTGCAAAACAACGCCAAGGAACTGACTCGCGTCGGTGTTGACCCTAACAGCGTTGCTCAGATGTATCAGCAGAATCCTTCAGGATTTGGTGAGTTTGTTGATCACCTTGGGATGGCTGCTCTCGGTCCGATTGACTACTTTAATGTTCAGGACAAGATGGCTGGTCGTGAGATTGACCGAGGCAGGCTGGCAGAGACAATCCGCAGCAATCAGGCCGGAGAAGCACTAACAGCGCGTGGTCAGAACATCACGATGCGCGGTCAGGATTTGGCAATGCAGCGATCGTCAACAAGAGGAACTGCTGGGAATGATGAGCGTACAGTTCAGTTATCAGATGGCAGAACTGTAACTGTCGGCGGGAAGCTTCATGGCGCTGGGGCTAATGCGTTCTACGAAGGCATCGACAACGAGGGGAATATGGTTCGCGTTCCTGCCAGTTCAATCGCAGCGCCTGCAACATCGTCTGCATCAGCACAAAACTATGCCATGAAGAAGGATATCGACGCGATCGCAAATGCAGACGCTTCTGCTCTCGATTTCATGACAGGAATGACAGGCGGTGCAGGTAATCCAGCAATTGGTGCTGATGTTCGCAGCCGATTAACAAGAAAAGAGCAGCGCCAGTTATATAACTCAGCACAACGGATTCAGGGCAGAATGCAGAATCAGGGTGTGGCGGCAGCAAGGGACATGGGTGCCAGTGGTATTAACACTGTTGCAGAAGCGAAGATGTATTTTCAGGGGATGCCGCAGGTTGACTATTCAAGCCCGGAGGCTATGCAACAGTCGATTCGTGAGATTCAGGAATACACCAACAATTACAACCAACAATATAACGTTAATGTTGGTAAATCTCAGCGGCATCAATCTCAACCTGCACAGGTATCACAGCCAGCAGCCAGCAGTAACTTTTCTTCACTATGGGGTGATTAATGGCTAAAGCATGGAAAGATGTTATCGCCTCTCCACAGTATCAGGCGTTAGCACCAGAACAAAAAGCGCAGGCTCAGGAGCAATACTTCAATGAAGTCGTGGCCCCGCAAGCCGGAGAAAATGCAGAGCAGGCTAAGCAAGCTTTCTATGCTGCCTATCCATTGCCATCTGTGCAGCCAGTGGATACACAGCAACCAGTAGCACAGCAACAACCACAGCAAAGTGGATTTATGTCTGATCTTGGTGAAGCAGTGAAAGAGACTGGTCGCGGACTGGTGCAGGCTGGCGTGAACGTGGCAAACATACCTGCATCAGTTGCAGATGCTGTAACAAGCGCGGCGGCTTGGGCTGGCGGTAAACTCGGCATTGGCGATGGTAGATATCAACCAGCGCCACGAGTAACAACGCAGGGATTAGAGCAGGACTTTGGCCTTCAGCAAGGCGCGTTGACTCCACAAACGACAGAGGGAAGGGTATTTGCTGAAGCATTGCCTTACCTCACTCCTGCTGGCGTTGAGAGAGCGGCAACACAGGCACCAACACTTGCTGGTCGAATTGCTCATGGGGCAACACGACTTCTCGCAGAAAACGCAGTTGGATCACTTGCTGCAAACAGTGCGAAAGATGATGCGGAAGCACTCGCCACCGATTTAGGCGTTAGTGTGCTGGCTGGCGGTGCTATTAACGCTGCCGGACGTGGATTAGGTGCTGCTTATCGTGGTGTTCGTGGTTCGATAGCACCAGAAGCGCAACAGGCTATCAGATTTTCAGAGCGTGAAGGAGTTCCTCTGCACACCACAGACCTGTTACAACCAACTTCCCGCGTCGGAAAAATGGCGCAGACTACAGCAGAAAATATCCCTCTGGCTGGCACAAGTGGAATGAGAGCAACGCAACAGGAAGCGAGAAGCCAGTTGGTGCAGAGATTTGCTGATAAATTCGGCGAGTACGATCCGGCAGTTGTTATTGACAGCCTTAAAGCGAAAAAATCAGGAATTCGTCGCGCTGCAGGAAATCGACTGGAGCAGGTTCAGAATGCTATGGCGGGAATAAACATTCAGCCTGCAAGAGCAATTCAGCAGATTGATACAGAAATATCTAACCTGCAGAAGCTTGGTAAGGTTGCTGATAACGAGACTATTTCAAAACTTCAGTCCTATCGTGATGAGCTTGTTCGCAATGCTGGTCCTGATGGTCCGGTAAATCTGGATTTGAAGCAATTAAGCGATCTGCGCAGCCAGTTCAGAATGGACGTGAAGGGTGAGCGACCAGTGTTACCAAACCGTTCCGATGCTGCCATTCAGCGCGTTTACAAGGCGATGACCGATGATATCAATGGTGCCATTGGTCAGAATCTTGGCAACGATACTCTCCGTAAATATCAGCAGGCCAATGCCGTCTACGCTGACGAAGCGGCGAAACTAAAGAATACCAGGCTGAAGAATGTTCTCATGAAAGGCGACCTGACGCCGGAAGTTGTCAACAACATGCTATTCAGCAAGAACAAATCGGAAATTAAGACGCTGTATAACTCAGTTGGTCGTGTTGGCAGGGCGCAAATGCGCAATGGCATCATTGGAAAGGCGATGGAGAAATCAGGTGGTTCCCCTGATCAGTTCCTTCGACAGCTTAACATCCTGCAAAACCAGACTGGCATCACATTTAAGGGGCAGGACGCTGCTTATCTGAAAGGATTGAAAAACTACCTGCAATCCACGCAGCAGGCTGCAAAAGCGGCAGTAACAACACCAACAGGGCAGCAAACCATCCCGTTCATTATCGGGTATGGGACGGCAATGAACCCGGCGACAACTGGCGCAGCGGTAAGCTACGGACTTCTTACTCGCGCCTATGAGAGCGAACCATTCAGAAATGCAATGCTCCGAATGGCAAACACCCCACGCGGATCAACAGCCTTTGAGAAAGCAATGCAGCAGGCACAAAAGGCAATTAACGCTCTGACGCAGGGGGCTAAGTCTGATGCGTTGTCAGAATAGCTTTTCAAACACCAGGAACGTGCAAAAACCAAATATGTAGAACGCGAGGTTTATCGTACCACTCTGCATAGGCGATACCTTTGCTGATTGTTATCTTATGTTACTGCTACTGTTGCATGTGACTGTATTTCCAAACCCTGAATTGCAGTTTGTATATGTGTCAACGCGTGTTGGGTAAGGTTGAGTTATAACAGGCTGGCGCGCTTTTTGCTCGATCGCTTGCATTGTGTTTACAGCCTGATAATTCAATAAAGCCTGCTGGAATGCTTGGCTTTGTGCTATTTGTTGGGCTTGTTCTTGGCTTTGTAATTGAACATAAAGATTCTGAAGCTCAAGTCTTGCCTGTGCGTCACTTATCTTGCCTTCATCGACACCTTGCCCGAGCATCTTTGCAGCAAGGACATACAGCTTAGGTGTTGGTGCTGATGCCATGCGTGAGTCGTTCTTCACACTGGCATCAAGGCAATTAGCCATATCGCTAAGCTTTTGATAGCGTTGTTCGCAACTTGCTTGATAGTCACTTACTTTTGCGCATCCAACCAGCAGAAGCGGGATAATTAACAGTGATTTTTTCATATGGTTAACTCTCCTTAGTTTTTCACAGGATATCATGAAGGCAATGCCATTTTATCCGGAAACTAGATTTCTATGTTTCCTTTTTATTATTGCTATACATGGTCTTAAGCGTTTCAAAAACCATTTTCTTAACCATATCAGATTGTTGTTCTGCCATACGCTCTGCATCGTCAATGTAAACGGATGCAGAGCTTTGTTTAGTCAACGATTCTTCAATCGCTGCAATTATCTCTGAGTTCAGCGATCTGTTATTCATCTTCGCACGCTGCTTAATTTTCGCGTGGAGTTCATGCGGAAGTCTCAAGTGAAACTGCGCCTCGTCGTATTTGCTGTACATCCTTGATGCCTCACCAGTTGGGTGGAATGGCATCGTAACCTACTGGATAAATACTCAATAGTACCATTTCGGTATGCAATCACATCATGGTTGCATCATATCATTCGTCTGGAGTAATGAAATGTCAGATATCACCGCAAATGTTGTGGTAAGCATGCCTTCGCAACTCTTCACTATGGCTCGTTCTTTTAAAGCCGTAGCTAATGGAAAGATTTATATCGGAAAAATTGACACTGATCCGGTAAATACTGAAAACCAGATCCAGGTTTATGTGGAGAACGAAGACGGCTCTCATGTTCCTGTATCGCAACCAATCATCATTAACGCTGCTGGATATCCTGTATATAACGGGCAGATTGCCAAGTTTGTAACTGTGCAAGGTCATTCGATGGCTGTTTATGATGCATATGGAGCGCAGCAGTTCTATTTTCCGAATGTTCTGAAGTATGATCCTGATCAGTTTTCCTTGTGGGCAAAGGGAAATTTCGAAATATCAGAATACAGTCGAATAATTGATGGCGATTTTGCGTCTGGATATACTATTACCAATAGAAAACAGGTCCTTAAATACACTGATGGACTTTATTACCAATGGCTTGGTTCCCTTCCGAAAACTGTAGCGCCAACAGAAAATCCAAATCTTAATAGTCAATGGTTATGCGTCATGGATGGTTCTAATTTCAATGATGCGATCATGTGCAGTCGCTACATTCATAGCGGAGTTGACTGCGCATCGGTAATAAATAAATTACAAATATTATCAGAATATAAAAGGGTTCCTCTAGATTTTAGAGGTATAGATGTGATCTCGTTTAGTGGTAGTGTGCAAATTGGCGACTGGTTTCATTGGATTGGTGCAGGGAAGTCAAGTACTACTATCAGACCAATCTCACTAACAAAGCAAGACGTTGAGAATAATGGCTTTGGCTATTACTCTTGGTTCATCCGTAAGAACCCTGACAAGGATCTATATTTTGCGATGCTGCAGGATATTTGTTTTGATGGACAATACCAAGACGGTTACGAAATAAATAACATTGCGCCGCAGAAGATTATTCGCGCATTCTGCTGGCATTTCAATAACGGTGCCATTGGTCGCAATATTACTGCTTTAAGATGTCATTTCAAAAACTGCCCACATGAAGCATGGGAAGGATACACAACTAATGGTGGAATGATTGATGGTATTAATTATTTGTATTGTTCATCAGAGGGAACAGACCCAATGCTTACCGCTGTTGGATTCAATGCATTTAAGTGTATGAATGGCTCTATTGATTCACCTGGCGAATACGGTACATATACCATTAAAAACATCTTCAGTTTCGGCAACACTGCTTTCGGCCATCGTACATTGAATGACTTTAAGAGAGGTTGCGAAAATTGGGTTATCGATGCATGCCAAACATTCGACATGAACGATTGCCATCACTCTACGGATGGTTCACGCCGTGGTGTATTCCTTGCTGGCAATATCGGAATTCAAACAGGAAAATCAAAAGCAACTAAAAATTTTCTTGAAATTCAAGGAGAGAATATTGATGTTCTTGGTGGAAAGTATGTTGCTGCAGCAACCAGTGTGGCTGGCTTGGCTGGTATATTCGTGACTAATTACTCGTATCCTTCTGAGTCTACAGACTTCCAATCACAGCACATTCGAATTAAAAATGTCTATGTCGAAAGGGTAAACAATAATGCGGTACGCATTGTCAATGGGTATGACATCAACGTTGAAGATATCACGGCTGTTAGCTGTAACGGTGTTGGTGTATCATTCGAATTTGTGCCTGGACTAATTAGCGGAATTGACAATCAAGAGATAAAACCAAGATTTAACTCTGTAGGTAAGATCATAACTAGTTCGTGTTCAGGTGAAGTGCTTGTAGACAATAACCAAGACGTATTTATCACTGCCAATAGCCAGAATACAGGAGGTGGTTTTCGTGTTGGAAGAAGTGATGCTGTCCATAGTACTAACCCTCTACCGATGCGTTCCATAGCTGGTCATATTCTAGCTAATCAGGATAGATTTTTTCAGTCTGTTATATCTATTGCGCCAGAGAAAACAGATGCAACTACAAAGCCTGTAGGTACGCCTTATGCATTCACTCTTAACGATAAGAATACCGCATCAGTACAGAGTTTATTAGTGGCAACACTTCGAGTAGCTCAACGAAGCGCTGTCTATGTAAGACTATGGACGTTATCAGAAACATCAATATCATCGGCGGTCATTTTTCGCGAATTGGATTCTACAGGTAATTCGTTATCTAATACTGCAATAAAATTATTATCTGATAATTCGTGGCTTGAGCGTCAGGCAATATATCATGTTAAAAGATCAGAATGTGTAGCTGTAGAGGTTTTTCTTGCTCCTGCTTGTGATGAACGCATGGATATTTCCTTGACAGGAACAACTAGTTTTGCTGATGTTAGAGTAAGTAATTATCCAATCTGAAAAGGCGAGTCCACGCCCGCCTTTTTATTACCAACAACCATCTCATTTGTGAGGTGGTTTTACTGAAGTTTTCTTCTTGTGTATGTTAGTACATTAAATTTTTTAAACTTACTACACGGTGTCTCAATATATCTAAAACATAGCAATGATATAAGCGTGATAAACCCAGAGAGGATTATAATAATAGCTGAAAATACAAGGCTGTTAATTTGATTAACATGGCTAACCGGAAGTATTATTTTAAATGTTATAAAAAGTATAATGCCATGTAGAAGATACATGCTATATGTAGCTTCTCCAAAAACTTGACAGGTTTTTATCTTAAGAACTCCAAAAATATCGCATCCATTTGATATCAGAATAAATGCAATACCACAGAGTGATATTGTTATTGGATTGTAAGGATTTGGAATTAAAAAACAAGTTACACATAAGATAACGATGACGAATAAGCTTGATAATATTTTATTGAAAGGCAAGCCGTTAGGCAGTTTGTGATTTATTTTTGCTGCCAGATAACCAAAAACAAATGATAAAATATGTATTTTTAATGATGGATAGAAAATAAAAGCAAATACACTCGCAATACTAAGAATTGTGTAAGTATTAAATTTGTCTCTTCTCATTATAAAAGCCATAAAAGGAAGAGATAAATAAAAAAACCATTCATAAACAAGTGACCACGGAACTCCGGCCATGATAAGCGACGTCTTGTGAAGACCGTTAACATCAGGCATTCCAAGGAAAGAAAAAGGAACCCATCTCGCCATAGATATTATGAGATTGGCAATTCCTGTGTTAATTTTCCAATCAGAAACATAGAACACAATTATGAATAGTAGAGATAACGAAACCAGATACATAGGTGTTAGTCTCATTATTCTTGACCAAAATAAATCTTCCCAATTTACTGATTTATTCGAAATCAATTTCCCGAAGAACAAGAAGCCTGTAATCATAAAAAAGAAAATAACAGCTATTTTTCCAATATTAGTATAAAATAACGAATCAGGATCAGACCAAACCCCAGTATGTATGTATTGCCACCAGAAACTGGAATGATGAAGGAAAACCATTAAAGCAAGAAATCCTCTAAGCCCATCAATTGATTCACTCCTTCCTTTGATAGGTGATAAGTGTGTTTCTGTGACAAATATTCTTGCAACCGAAAGTGAAGTAATCACCGATAAAGAAGCAATTAAAAAGCCATTAAATCCGTCAAACATAGAAATCTCCATTACCCCTGTGTTTTTTGTACAATCAAAGATTTTGTGGGCACTAAGAAAATTAGTGTATATAAACCATGCTTAAATTGCATAAATATTGAATATGGCATCGATGGCTCACTATCCTTACGTTATCAAAAAAATGTGTATACCGTGATTATGCTTGATAATTATTTGACCGCAGTGTTGTATAGTCTACTGCTTTCTAATCTACAAGCATCATGGCATAAATCCAGTATCTAGAACTAATAAGATTAACAATTGGAGATCACAAGTGATTGGCTTAGTTCACTGAGCCATGCATTGTTACCCTCTGATTAAAGATTAATTACTCAGCCTTCCCATCAAGCCAGTCCGCCCACCACTGCATCATTTCTCTGCGCTTATCGAGATACTGAGCATGGTTGTAAATCCCGCGCACAGATCCGCCGTTGGCATGTGCCAGTTGCACTTCAATAGCATCAGCAGGCCATTCGTGCTCGTTCATAATCGTGCTGAATTCATGCCTGAATCCGTGACCGCTTTCCAGACCTTCATAGCCGATTTGTTTGATCACAAGCAATACCGCGTTCTCGCAGATTGGCTTCTTCTTATCGTTACGCCCGGAAAAAACAAACTCTGATACTGGTTTGGTGATGGAGCTTAGCGTAGTGAGAAGTTCAACCACCTGGTCTGACATCGGGACCACATGAATTTTGCGTCCCTTCATCACATTGGCGTCGATAGTGATAATCCTGTTTTCAAAATCGACGTTCTTCCATTGCATGGAACGAAGCTCTTTTGTTCTGAGGGCTGTGTAGCGTAAAACCTTGGTGGCAATGAGCGATACGATACTTCCTGAAAATGTTGCCAGTGCTTTGTTGAATGCCGGGATCTGGTCTGCAGGAAGAAACGGGAAGTTCTTCTTGCGGTATCCCTTCATGGCGTCAGCAAGGTCAGGTGCCGGGTTATATTTAGCCCTACCAGTGACAATAGCGTAACGGAAAACCTCGCCGCATCTTCTGCGGGCTTTGTTGGCTCGCTCCATTGCACCGCGATCTTCAAATCTGCGGATTACTTCCAGCAGTTGCATCGGCTCAATATCCAGAATCTCAAGACCGCCGATGATGGGTAAAATGTCGTCATCAAACATTTTGGCAAGTTCAGTTGCATAGCCTACTGACCAGACTTGCTTCTTGTGCTCGTACCATTCCTTGTAAATCGCACTAAAGGAATTGTTGTTAGACGAGGCCTTTTTCGCCTTTACCGGATCGATGCCAACCGAGATGTCTTTCCTCGCAGTCCATGCTTTATCCCTTGCCTCCTGCAAAGTCATAAGCGGATATTTTCCTACGGTCAGTATTTTTTCCTTACCGTCAATCTTGTAGCGAAGCTGCCATACCTTTTTCCCGGATACAGGGACATAAAGGTACAGGCCATTACCATCGAGAAGGCGGTATGGTTTTTCTTTCGGCTTTGCTGCTTCAATCTGCTTAACGGTGAGCATGGGTAAAAATCCGGTGGGTAAAATTATTTTATCCACTTTTTACCCGTCATGGAGTGCGGCTGTCAACGATCTGAAGCGAACCATGACGAACTGTGAGTTTCCGGGAGGCTTGATATTCTGGGGATTTTGCGGACTGGTACGGATGGGAGCGAACTGATAAATGGTGTCCCCTGCAGGAATCGAACCTGCAATTAGCCCTTAGGAGGGGCTCGTTAT